GACCCAGACGCAAGCCGTTGGGTTTGCGTTTGGGGACTCTGCCGGTGGTGGCGCTGTCGCTTCGACAGCAGGAACGAATAACTCGGGGAGCATTTTGCGCGACCCTACCCCGCAGGAGCTGGGCAGGCACGCCAAAGCGATCACCGAAGGACGGATGAAGATAGTTAACTCGTAGGGAGAACAAATTACGGCTGTCCGATCGATCGGCCCGGAGGGTCGAAGCGGTTGCACTCGGAGAGGTTGTCAGCCGTAGCTTAGTCTCAGCGCCGCCCGGAGGGCGGATGCAAGGCACCGGAGGTGCTGCCTGATAAACAACGGCCCGTTGGGCCAGAGTCAGGAGCACCGCCGTGGCAGGAACACTTGTTACTACCAACATCCTTCAGACCCTCGTGGCAATGGGTCTATCTACTCTTCGCGAGCGGTGCATCATGCCGCGCCTTGTCAACCGCGACTATGAAGCTGACATCGTTGGCTCACGTCGTGGCTCGACGGTCAACGTGGCAGTCCCGGCAAGCATCACCACCCGGACGGTCACCGCAGATGTCGTGCCTCCGGCTGTCACGGCCGTCACGCCGACATCGGTCGCAGTTACCCTCGACCAGTGGAAAGAGGCCCCGTTCGCCATGAGCGACAAGGCCGTCGCCCAGGTGAAAGAGGGCATCATCCCGATGCAGGCTTCCGAGGCCATCAAGAGCCTCGCCAACACCATCGACCAGTATCTGTGGGGCTTCTACAACAGGTTTTACAGTTTCACTGGAACCGCTGGCACGACACCGTTCGCCAACGACTTCAGTGACTATCTAACCGCTCGCAAGCTAGCCAACACCGAACTGATGCCGCCGACCGATCGCTGGACATTGATCGACGAGGCAGCGGAAGCGAATGTGCTTGGGTTGCGTGGTGCTCAGGATGCAAGCTTTCGCGGTTCAACTGAAGGCATCCGGCGCGGTGAGATGGGCTTCTTGTTGGGTGCTGACTGGCAAATGACCCAGAACGTGCCGACGCATACCGTTACGGGCACGGGCACTATCGTCGTGAATGATGCTTCGGTATCTGTTGGCGATACGACCCTCACATGGGATGGCGGCGGAACAGCGCCAGCCATCGGCGACATTTTCACAGTGGCCGGTGACAGCCAGACCTACGTGGTTTCCAGCTCAAGCTCGACGGTCATCACGATGTTCCCGTATGCCCGGGTTGCATGGGCAGACGACGCCGCCGTGACCTTCAAGGGCGACGGTTCGAGCTACCCGGCCAACCTGCTGATCCACCGGGACGCGATCGCCTTTGCGATGGCACCCCTGGCGGACGAGAAGCTACTCAACAACGAGATGACAGCCGTAGCAGTTGATGAGGAAAGCGGCCTGTCGCTTCGTCTTGAGTTGACCCGGCAGTACAAGCAGTACCAGTGGAGCTTCGATGCTCTGTATGGGGCGAATGTAGTCAGGCGTGAGTTAGGCGTCATCATCGCCGGTTGATCCCACCCGGAGGCGGCGGGGGTTTAAGAGAGCCCCCTGCCGCTTCCACTAACACGAGGAGAAACTGACGATGGCCGAAGCCTCTCAGTCTTGGAAGAAAACCAGCAACACGCGGATCGTGGGTGGCGAAACAACCCTAGACGGTAGTAACCCCACGGCAGTCAGCACGGGCTTGAGCACCATCACAGGCGTCACGCTGACGATCGCAAACGCTTCCGCCCCAGGTGTCGGCACCACCACGCTGACGTATGCCGTGAGTGCCGGCACGCTTTCCATATATGCGTGGAAGCCCACATCGAGCAGCAACCCGACTCTGGTCGCCAGCACCGGAACAGAGACGGTCAGCTACACAGTGGTCGGCTACTAACATGGGAGCGATCCCGACTGTTTCGGTCAGCTTCAAAAAGGGCGACAAGGGGCGCGTGATCGTCATCAACGTCTCGGACTTCGACCCTGACATCCACGTCGAACGGCGAACCTTTGAACCAGTACCAGCGCCGGTCGTGGAACCGGAACCCGAAGAAGTCAACGATGACGCGGTGGACATCACCGAAATGACCGTTTCCCAGGCTCGGGACGTGATCGCTGACGCGAGCGCCCATGAGCTTGAAGCGTTCGCTGTTGCCGAGGGATCTGGTGCAGCTCGGAAAGGTGTCCTGTCCGCTATCGAAAAGAGACAGAACGCAACGTAGGCTCCGGCAGTTTTAACAGGTACAAAGACAAAGGCCGGTTGCTTTCGATGCGTTAGAAGGCCGCACAGAGACTCGTGGGGCCGCTAAGGAGAACCATATGGCATCTATTGGCGACATAAGACAAACCCAGTCGCTCATCACCAGCGCGACCGACACCGCCATCATCGACATCTCGGCCATTGCCGGGACCGACAGCTCAAGCTTCGTAGAAATATTAGAGCTGAGTGTCGCGGTGTTCGTGGCTGCTGCTAGCACGACCATCCGCTTTGAGCAGGGGGCTGGTGGCACAGTCATCGCCGCGATGGGTGCGGCGGCTGGCACCGCGATCGGTGAGCAGATCAACAGATCCTTTGGGCATGGTGGCTGGCGTCTGCCGGCGGCGGCTGATCTGAGTGCCGAGACGGTTGGCGGCTCATGCACTTGGTACGTGGCTTGTAAGTACCGACTCGTCATCTAGCTCATGGGCACGAGCGCCATAGTCGCGACCGTCGGCGGGGCAAGCAGTAACTCGTTCTGCACGCTCGCAGAAGCTGACCAGTATCAGGACGATCGTTCCCCGGTCGGCACCACTTGGTCGGGGGAGACAGACGCGAATAAGAACCGCGCTCTGCTGTTTGCCACCACGCTGCTGGAGGCGTGTGTTATCTGGACGGGCTTCGTCAAGACAGACACCCAGGCGCTGCTCTGGCCGCGCTATGGCATGACCAAGCGCAACAGCTATGCCCTGGACGATGACGTGGTGCCGGATGAGCTAAAAGACTGTCAGGCAGAGTTCGCCCGAGCGTTGCTCGAAAATGTTTCCAGGACAGAGGACAGCGACATCGAAAGCCAGGGCATAACCTCGATCACAGCGGGACCGGTCAGCCTGACGTTCGACCAAGATCAGGCGATCAAGATGATCCCCGACCTGTGCTACTTCTACCTGCCGCAGATGTGGGTGGAGTCGATCCGGGGCCGCGTGTCTGCCACTCGCGTCCTGGTTCGGGGGTACTGATGGGCTTACAGACGACAGTCGCCAGCGGGATCGCCACAGCCAAGTCGGTGACGGCATCCCTACAGGACAACATCACCATCGCACCCTGGACATCGAACGACCGAACGGGCGCACCGAGCTATGGCACGGCGGTGACCTTTCCGGCGCTGGTCGAGTGGAAACAGAAGATGACGAAGGACCGGCGTGGTCGCGATGTCGTAACGCAGACAAAGGTGACGATCCTGCAACCGATCACGGCCAACGGGACAAGTGGCCGAACAGAGCCCGTCGATCCCAGGGACAAGGTCACCCTGCCGGATGGCACGGTCGGCCCGATCCTCGATGTGGTTGGACTTCTGAACCCGGACACCGGCTACCCGTTCATGTTCGAGATCTGGTTGGGAGGGTCGAAAGTTGGCTGAAGGCATCGAGTTTGATGACAGGGTGGTGCGCCGAAACTTGGAGCGCATCGTGAAGGCAGCGCCTGAGATCGAGGCCAAGGCCGTCAGGAAAGCGTCCAAGCCGGTGTTCGCTTTGAGCCAGAAGCTGGTGCCGTTGGATCGGGGGCCGTTGCGAGGTTCGGCTAAGGTGGCGACAGCCGCGAAGGGCGACACCATCACGACCTTTATCAGTTACGGCCACCCCGGAAGCCGCGCAGAGAAGTATGCCCAAGCGGTACACGAGCACCCGTCTGAACACTCGCCCCTGAGTTGGAAAGGGGACGTTCATTGGCAGCAACGATCATCACGTCGTGCGCCTGGATCGCCACGACAACCAGGAGAAATTGTCAAGGTGGGCGTGGGGTCTACAGGGCTGTCCAACATCACACAACGAGGCCCGAAGTTCTTGGAGCGTGCCGTCTACAACTCACGCGGATCGTTCAACAGGGAAGTGGGCGAGGAGATCATGCGCCTGCTAAAGGGGGCCTGATGGCGAGCGTGCTGACTGAGGTCGTGAACTATCTCGCCACCGAGTTGTCACTGACAGCAGGGACCAACATCTTCGAGACGATCCTGCCGGACACGCCCGACGCGGTGGTGGCCGTTGAAGAAACAGGCGGCGCAGCACCCGAGCGCCAGTTCGGATCTACGGCCCCGATCTTCGAGTTCCCGACGATCCGGGTGATGTGCCGAGCGACGGCCAACGACTACAACACGCCACGGGCACAGGCTAAAACCGCATGGGAAAAGCTGCTGGAGATCACCCCACAGTCCACGCTCGGCTCGACGGCGTACCAGTTCGTCACGCCGATGCAGTCACCGTTTGAGCTTGGGCGAGATAGCAAAGATCGGGTGGTGATAGGCTTCAACTGCATCGTCCAGAAAGACCCATCGTGATGCCGAGATCGAGTTTAGTATTGCCGGATGGTAGCGAGTACGTGCCGGCCGTTCGCCGGTTGTCCACGGACTGCCCGAAGTGTGGCGCAGACGAGAAACGCTTCAAGCCGGTCCTGGGTGGGCAGGCGTGCTGCATGGAGTGTGGACATATGAGGGAGACGGGCTAATGACAAAAACGAAAATGTGGGCGGTCGTTGGTCTGAGCTATCCCAAGGACGAACGCACCGACAAGGCGATCCAGGCGGCGGGTGGAACTGGTGCCATGATCGAGAAACTGATCCAAGAGGGTGGCGAAGAAAAGGCCCAGGCGTGGATGGACTCGCACTATATTCACGTCAAGGCTGGCGATGAACTTGTGAAAAGCATCCCAGGCAAGGGCACAGTGAACGGCAAGCGCGTATCCGTTGAGAAGCACTACCTCGCCACGGGGCGCATCTCGACCACCGACCCGAGCAAGGAGTAACCGATGGCAGCCGGACGACAGTCTCCCGCAGATGTATTCCTCTACGTTGATGGTTTCGACATTACGGCCAACAACCCGAAGGGCATCACCATCACTCACACGTCAGAGACAGAACGCACAGATGGCTTGGGCGATAGCGCCATTGAGTATTCGCCCGTGGGTGTCACTGCTATCGAGCTTACGGTCGATGGCGGCTTGTGGGACACCACGACAAATTACATCCACACGGCGATGGCGACCTCTTTACCGACTGCCCCGACCGCCTCGGCGCGGGTGGTGTCGCTTGGCTTCGCTGGCAAGACGATCGGCGTGCCGTGTATGGGCGCGACCGAATTCCAGGGCAGCTACACCGTATTGGCCGAGCAGGACGGCCTGCAAAAAGCCAACGCCGAGTACACCATGACGGGGGCGCTGGACAGCGGGATGAAGCACGTCATCCTTGAGTCCGCGACCAAGACGGCAGACTGGGATACCGAGTCGTCCAGCGTGGACAACGCGGCCAGCAGTTCGGCAGGCGGAACGGGCTACCTTCAGGTGACGGCCATGTCTGGCTTCTCGGCTTTCGTGGCGAAGATCAGGGACAGCACCAACGACTCATCCTGGGCGGACCTCATCACCTTCGCGGATCAAGGCTCGACCATAGGCGCGGAGCGCGCCGAAGTGTCTGGAACCGTGGACCGCTACCTTAGTGTCGCTGGAAACGTCACCGGCTCTGGCAGTATCACATGCTTCATTTCGTTCATTCGTAACCCATAAAAGCAGGAGGTAGAAATGGCAGGCAAATATGGCCCATCCAGTGTGACCATGACCCTGGAAGATGGCCCAGGCGGAACCGCACGGGCATTGACCGCATTCATTACGGGCGGCTTGACCGTGAACAAGTCCTCAGAGATGGCGGAAACAACCGCCCTCGGAGATAGCGCCAAGGCTTACACGCCCATCGGGATCACCAGCGCTGGCGAGAACATTTCCATCACCGGCATCTGGGACACGACCGGGACCACGGGCACCCACGCTGTACTGTCGGCGGTCGATGACGGGCCGCAGGACGATACCCGGCAATGCGTATGTGTTTTTGGTGACTCAAAGACAGCCACCTTTGACACGAGGCTCATTTCGTACTCGGTCATTGCGTCGAACGACAACATCCAGACGTTCGCCGCCGAGTTACAGGTGACGGGCGCGGTTGTCTGGTCGTAAGCGTTAGTCAACAGGCTCCGCCCAGGCAGCTCTCGGGCGGGGCCGCTTCAATGGAGGCGACATGCTACTGAGTAAAGTGCAGAAGGTGGATCACCCCTACGAGGTGGGCCAGTGGTTCGAGTTCCGAGGCTTGTCTTGGGTGCAGCTCGCAGATGCTCGCAGTCAGGCGTCAGCGGAACAGCGCGAGATCATCAAGGATCTGGGGCCTGAGTTTCTGGCGCAGTTGGGAAGCACAGACCAGGACGAAAGTGACCGAGCCGTAAAAGCACTCGAAGCCCAGAAGTACAACGCCAGCAACTACGACACCGGCACGCTGCTCAAGGCCGGGGTGGTGGACTGGTCATATGAGAACGGCGACGGCGAGGCGGTTGCCGTCACTGAGGAGACGATCGCCAACCTGGACGAAGCGACGGCGGTCTGGGCTTGCGAGACGATCCTAGAGATCACGAAGCCACCGGAGGGGCGAACGTCTGACTCGGCTTTATAAGCACCTGAGCGGGGTGGGCGATGAAGGCCCACCGATGCTGTGGGTCGTCAGCCGGGTCTGTGAAGAATTCCCAGGGCTAACACCACCGGAAGCGGTGGCGCTGTTGGAGAACGATACGGACGACCTAGTGTTTCCGGTTCTTGAGCTGAGGGCGTTCAAAGGGGCCTATGACATGGTGCAGGCGGTCGCGGACGGGTCGATGAAGGTGGCCGACATGCCGATGGATGACGAGATGGTGCAGGCTGTGTATGACATCGAGTTCGAGCTGGCCCGTGAAGCCATAGAAAAGGCAAAGAACAAATGAACGTCGGCACCCTGACCGCCATCCTGCGCCTCAAGGATGAGAACTTCCGCAAGGGGCTAGAACAGGCGGGGCAGCGGATCAAGAAAACAGGCGACAGCATGATCGCCACCGGCAAGAAGCTGTCCATGCGTATCACGGCACCCTTTATCGCGTTTAGTGCCGTCTCGATCAAAGCAGCGGTCGACGCAGAGGAAACGGCTAACAAGTTCAGGGTGGTGTTCGGACCTTCTGCGGATAGCGCGAGGGAAGCTATTGTCAAGCTGTCCGAGTCGATCCCGCTGACCGTTTCAGAGTTGCAAGCGATGGGGGCTGGCATACAGGACATGCTGGTGCCGATGGGTGTGGCCCGAGATAAAGCTGCGGATCTCTCTGTCGCGTCTCTTGAGCTGGCCGGTGACATCGCTTCCTTTAACAATGTAGACCCGACCGAAGTTCTCAATGCCATGAAGTCGGCGCTCGCTGGATCGAGCGAACCGATGCGCCGGTTCGGTGCTGATACTCGCGAGACAAGACTGAAAACTCTGGCGCTGACTCAGGGACTCATCCAAGAAGGTGAAGAACTCGACAACACAACCAGGGCGCTGGCGGTCATGGCCGCGATCCAGGAAGACACCACGGACTCGATCGGTGACGCAGAGGCAACCGTCAATTCCACGGCTT